GGCGCAGTTCGTGTCGGTGTACACCGGGTTGCCGAGGAACCGGTCGGGCTGGCCGGACTGGAGGCCGGCGGTGAGCGACGGCTCCCACAGGAACGCACCGATCGTGCCGCCGGCTCCGTCGCGGAGCTTGCGGATCGAACCGGCGGTCGAGTCGTGCATCAGCCACGAGCCGCGCTGACGGACGCTGTCCGCCACCGAGTACTGCAGGTCGATGAACTTCTCCACCGTGGGAGCGATGAGCGAGCCACCGGTCTTGATCGGGGCGTTGGTGCCGGCGCCGGCGAGGATGGTCATGCCGGTCGGTTCGTTGGTGCCGGTGCCGACGACGAGGTCGGCGTCGACGATGCGACCGAGGGCGTAGCCGATGTCGCCACCCAGCCAGGAGGCGATGTCGAACGCTGCGTCGTTGACCAGTTCCGACGAGACACGCACGAGCTGGCCGTACTTGTACACGTTGAGGTTGACGCGGTTCATCACCGGGTCGGAGCCGGCGATGGTGGTGCCCTGGCCGGACACCTGGGTGCCGATGCCGTGGGTCTGCAGGCGGGGCAGCTGCATGTTCTCGCCCGTCGAGGTGTTCATCTGGGTGGCGCCGATGCGGAACGCCGAGATGTTGGCCTCGAGGAGGTCGAACAGGCTGCGGGCCATGGTGGTCGGCACGACGAGCGAACCCGAGGTGGCGTCCCATGCGAGGGCGCGGATCTCGTCGGGCGAGGCGCCCTGGCGGAGGAGCTGGCGCTCGCGCATGGCGCGCTGGATGTCGACTTCGAACTCGCCGCGCGGGTCAGCCAGCCAGCTGCGGAAGGCGTCGACGCTGTGGGCGTCGCGCTTGGCGGTGCGGGCCTCGCCGAACACGTTGAGGGTCTGCTCGCGCAGGGTGGCGGCTTCGCGCTCGCGGGTCTCGCGGGCGACGAACTCGCGCACTTCGGCGTCGATCTCGTCGATGCGGGCGTCGAGACGGGCGATCTTCTGCGCCTCCTCGGCGGTGCGCTCACGGCCGGCGGTGTAGTCCAGCTCGCTGCGGAGCTGCTCGACGACACGGGCCCGGTCCTCGTTGAGCGCGATCACGTGGGAACGGATGTCCATGGTGGTCACGTCCTTTCGGGAAGTGGTGTTGGGGGTGGGTCATCGACGTGGTGGCGCGCCCGTGGTGACCCCTCTGGCGGGGTTCCGGGTGGCGGCTCCGGGTTCGATGGGGGAACCGTCAGGCCAGCGGTGGCCGGGCGGCGATCTTGCGTTCCAGCGCTTCGCGTTCGGCGCGGTCGCGCTGTTCGAAGCCGTTGGTGGAACGGATGGGGACGTACGACATGACCTCGTTCACTTCGATCGGGTCGGCGTCGTCGAGGGTGACGGTGTTGTCGGAGCCGAGGTTGTAGCCGAGCTGCCAGTAGCCGTCGGTTTCGGTGCCGTACAGGCAGAACACGACTTGCTGGTCGTTGAAGTCTTCGACCTCGACCATGGCGAGCGGTGTGGTGACGAAACGGGCTTTCAGGGCCAGCTCAAGCCACGACTCGACTTCCTCGTTCCAGACGTCAGCGAAGCGGCGTTGGAGGCTGCGGACGGCGCGATGCATCTGGTCCTTCGTCATGTCGACGTCACGGATGCCGGCGATGAATGCGTCGAAGGAGCGCAGGCTTGCGGTTGTGGTCGGCGACGCTGGGTAGGTGACAACCGAGACGTCGAACAGTTCGATCTCCTTGATCGACCGTTGCGTGTAATCCGACGACCATTCCTCGTCGCGTACACGGAACCCGATCGACATCTGGTCGAGGTCGCCACGATTCATGGCCGACCGGATTTCCTGCACGGTCGGGTTCGACGGGTCCAGGGTGGCGGTGGCGCGCAGGTTGGGGTCGGCGGCCAACTTGAGGGTGCCGGACTTGGAGCGTGCGAGCGGGACGCCGGAGTGGTTGACGAGCAGGCGGACGTCGGCCTTCTGCTTCAGTGTGCGGTTGAACGCACCGGGCAGGATGGTCTCGGTGTATTCGCCCCACTGGTCGCGCACGTGGTAGCCGGTGTTGACGGGTTTCGCGTTCGGTGCGGGCGGCGCGTTCGGCGATGTTCATGGGCATCTCCCTGGTCAGACAAGCAGCAGGAGTTCTTCGTCCTCTGCCAGCAGGTTGAACGGGTCGACGTCACCGGTGGCGGCGCATGTGGCGTGCTGCACGGTGGTGTCGGCCCAGCCGCTGATGCCTGGCAGGGCGAGCGGGCGGCGAGGTGGTGACGGTGGTTGTGGGCGCCGACGTGGTAGCGGGCGGCCGCCGGTGGAATGCGAGTAGCCGTCGTCGGATGGCGTCGGTGTGCCGGCGTTGCCGGTCCCGTTGCCGGTGTCGTTGCCGAGGGCAGTGGTGCCCGTGCCGGTGACGGTCGGGCTCCCGGTGCCGGTTGCGGTGTCACCGGCAAGGGTCGGGCTGCCGGTGCCGGTGACTGATCCGCCACCGACGGTTCCTGATGCGGTACCGGTGTCGTTGCCAAGCGTGGGGCTTCCGGTGCCGACGATGGTGGTGGTGCCGGTACCGGTTGCGGTTGCTGCTGTGGTTGACGTGGCAGCAGCGCCGACCACGGTCGTGGTGCCGGTTGCGGTGCTGGTGTCGCCGGTGAGGGTTCGGGCTGACGTGCCGACGATGATCGTCGTGCCGGTTGCGGTGCCGGTGGCTGCGGCCAGTGTTGCCGTGCCGGTGCCGGTGACACCGCTGGAGGTGCTGGCGTTGCGTGACTCGACGAGCTGGGCGAGTTCGCTGCCCTCGACCAGCTGCCATGTCGATGAGTCGCCGGGGACATCAATCCACTGCGGCATGACCCACCTACCAGATCACTTGGATGATGACCACTCCGTCGCCGCCTCGGCCGCCGGCGCCCGACGACGTGGTCGTTGACACTCCAGCGCCACCGCCGCCACCGCCGCCACCGGGCCATCCGCCGTTGCCGCCTCGGCCGCCGCCAGTAGTGAGGGCGTAACCGCCGGAACCGCCGGTGCCTCCGTTGAATCCGAACGGGCAGGCGAAGCCGTGTTGGCCGTCCGGTGACGTCGTGGTTGGCGCGACGGTCTGCCATGTGATGACGTTGGTGACAACCAGTCCGCCGCCGGTTCCGCCGGCTGTCTGGGTGTTGCCGCTGGTGAGTGCGCCACCTCCGCCGCCGCCGAGAGCTGCGCCGGTGTTTAGGTTGGTGCCTGTCTGACCGCCGGTAGTGACGTTGGAGATACCGCCGGCCGAGCCGGTCGGGCTCCCGGTGCCTGCCGTTGAAGCGGTGCCGTTTGCGTTGGTGCCGCCTCCGCCAGCACCGCCACCGCCTGCGGTGACGGTGGCGCGTGTGACTTGGTTGATTGCCAGCGGCAACGTGATGGTTGTGTTGACTCCAGCGATACCCGAGTTGCCGTTCGCCGCTGCGCCTGACACTGGTGCGCCACCGTGACCGCCAGGGCCGACCACAATGTCCCATCCGGAGAACAGGTAGGTGAACGGGCCAGTCAGCGGCATTTCGAACTGGTAGCCGCCTGCGCCAGCGCCGCCGGTGCCGCCACCTCGAGCGGTGCCAGCAGCGTCGATTCGCCCGGAACCGCCACCGCCGCCGCCACCGAACATGGTGACCCGGACCCTTTGCGCGCCTTTGGGTGGTGTCCACAGGTAACTGCCCGGAGTGAGTACGACAAGGTCGGCGTCCGGGGTGAGCTGTAGTGAACCTTGGCGAAGTCGGGTGCCGTGCCCGTACACGCTGCCGGGCGCTGACATCTAGGCCGCCTGGCAGATGAGGATGACGTCGACGTTGCCTGCGGTCGGGGTGACGGACACCGAGAACTCGGGCAGCACCGTCGATGGGAAGATCCACTCGGGACCGAACGACACTTCCCATTGGCCGGCCGAGGTGGTGGCCGAGCCGGTTGCCTGGTTGCCGGCGTCGATCGTGCGAATCAGGCGAGCGGTGGTGCCGTCGTCGACAAAGAAGTTGAACAGGCAGTCGGCGAGGTCGGCGGTGCCAGCGTTGTTGGTCGCCGAGATGATTGCCTTCACCCACATGTAGTCGCCGCTAGGTGCCGAGTTGTACCAGGTGAACGTCGTGTTGGACCCGGAGCCGTCGGTGGCGGTGACGCCAGTGGTGGCTCGTGCGTAGGCGATCTTGGCGGTGTCGAAGTATTTGATCGACGCAGCCATCAGGCGTTGCCTTCCGTGATCGTGAACGACGAGATCGACACCGGTTGGGTAGCAACGATCGACACTGTGGTCAGGTTCAGGTCCGAGCCGGAGGTGGATACGTCGCCGTCGATGACAGCAGTGCCGCCCGAGGTGACGATCCGGAACCAGGAGGCGGTGCCGGTGTTGTTGGCTGACGAGTCCTGCGTGATCGCCGACAGGGTGAGGACGCCACCGCTGGAGGTGCCGAACGTGGCGCCACATGTCAACTCGGCCAGCAGCACCTGCGACGTGACCGCCGTCCCGGGGTTCGCCGGGCGGGTGCCGTCATAGATGCGAAGGAGGCCGGACGAACCGACCGCTGTGGAGATCGCATCGAGGCGGCTGTTGCGGCAGGCGGTGGAGAACTTGAGCGCCATCAGATGACCTCGTCGATGATGGTGGCGATGCGGCCCAGCTCGTCACGTTCGACGTTGCGGCGCACCAAGCGAGGGGCAGGGGTTTCGATCACCTCGGGTTGCGGGGACCGGTCGATGAACACCTCGGG